AGATCTTTTTGAAAGCGCAAAAGATTTCGAAAATAATTGAAAAAAAAAGACCTTAAACAGGAGATGTTAAGGTCTCAAATATCTTTAAACTTGAGAAGACCCATGAAAAAAAAGATTTATCCGTAAGATAGATAAATTTAATATTTTTGTCAAAGTCTCATTTTTTGTTTTAATTCTTGCATCTTATCATAAGCTGATTTTTTACCTGCATCGCTATAATCCCCTGTAGGAGCATAAGGAGCCGCACCCATTCCAGAAGGCTGATAGTAAGGACTTCTTTTATTAGCATCGATCTTTTCTTGAATAGAAGGCTGTTTGATTTCAGGTTTATGCAAACCCAAGGCTTTAATGTTCTTGTAGACCAATTTCTGCCTTTCAAATCCTTCTGGCATCTGTAATATCGTTTCTGCTAACTCTGGTTCTTTTTCAGCAAACTTATCTGCATATTTCAAAGTATCAAAAAAATCTGGGTTTTGTCTGAGCCAATTTTCTCTATTCGTCTGTTCTACCAATATCCTAGCCTTTTCTTCAGCTTTTTTTTCAATTTTTTCTTCCATCTTTTTTTCGAAAGAAGATAATGTTTTATTTAACCTCTTATGATCGACATAAGGTTCATCATAAGTATCCTCATCTTGGATTGAATTTTGCTTTGATAAAGCATCTTGAGCTACTTTTTGAGCTTCTTCTCTTAATGCTCTTTCTTCTGCTAATTTTCTTTCATACTTAGCTTCCAAAGCACGAAAGTTAAGCTCTTTGTCATTTGGTTTTTGCTCTTGATTTTGTTGTTGAGGTTGTTCTTGATTTTGAGAATTCATATTTTTCCTTTGCCTATGACGCAGGCCGGCGATTTAGATTTATGAATGCATATTTATGTAAATATTTACATAAAAATGAACTTATGTCATTTTGTATATTAAAATATTTATTTGAGGTCAACCATGAAAGTAAACCGACTTGAAGCACATGACAGGCTCTTGTATTTCAAAAAAGATCAACAAGATATCATCAACCAAGGAGCGTCTGATTGCTTAACGAAAAATCCTCTTTCTTTAGCACTGCAAAGAAGATCTCCTTATGTCTATATTTTTGCCCATCCACGAACTGCTGATAATGGCGTTGATAAAATCATGTTATGGCAACCGCGTCTTGGAAAACCAGAACCGCAAACCAATTCCTATCTATTTCGTGCGACATCAAATACAGATCTATTAGAAATATGCTGGATATTGCCCCCACAAGAGTTGTGGGACCAATATAAAAAAGGAAATGTCACTGAAAGCGATTGGGTCACTTGGAGTATTGACCAATATATAAATAACAAAAAAGGACTAGCAGAGGCTTTTCCAGAAGATTTTCCTAAAGAAAAAATAGATATGATTTTGATAGATATCGCAAGAGAAATGGAAGAAGAAATTAAAATGAAAAAATTATATAGCAATCCAATAAATGAGGAATATGAGAATTAAACTACAGATTTGGGAGGCGTTCCTATTTTTTTTCTAGATAGTTTAACCATGCCACTGCCATCACGAACGCGACCAAGCTTAGCGCGCACACCAAGCCCATAATAATCTCCCATTCCCATCGAGGTGTTGCTGACATGCCAATCTCCAAATCCTTTTTTACGATTGCTTGTATGAGCATTTTTTAGCACTTACATTCCCTTTATGCTAATTCATCAACTTGCATTGTTTCTACACGACCAAATGGAAGTGTTTCTGCTCTTTGCTTAGGCTTATTTTCATGTCCAACGGGTTGTTTATGTCCTATACCATAATGGGTACCCGCGTTTACAAAGCAACTCGTTCTCTCATCATATTGAGGACAAGTAAAATCCCATGGAGTTTTTTTGCCCTCTTTCGGCTTATCCATTGGCTCTTGTTTCTTAATACTTGTCGGATCTTTAAAGCCTGATTTCATGATTTGCATCTCTTGTACATTTGTTTCCAATGTTGCGTAATTTTTTTTATATTATAAACGACCACATTTACCTTGCTAAAACGCCCCATGGGACGGAACCCATGGGATTCCAATGGGCAAACCATTGGGGTGGTTTAGTTTCTATAGCTTGGCTTCTGTGGATGGCCATGCACTTTTGCTTTATTCATGTTTTGTTGCTTGACGATTTTTTCGTTTGTATCTTCATATTCACCAAGACCGCCAAAACCTTCTGTAGATTCTACAGATTTTGTTTTTGCACCATCGGGCATTACTGTTCCCTTTCCTCGAGAACCTGCCCAAAAAGAATGGTCTTCAATTCTTCGACCTGCCATAAAAACCTCACATATTTTGCGCCATATCTGGCGATTGTTGTTGATTTCCCATTATACTATTTAAAAATTCATTTGCCAATGCCGTTTTTTTTGCATCAGTTTTTTCTAAATCTTCTTTACGCTCTTGTCTATAGTCAAAACTTTCAATATCGTTCATCTTTAAGGCAGTTTCGATCTCACCATATTTACCAATGACATCCACCAATTTTTCAAGCGCTTCCATTTTAGCTTTAGTTGCCATTGCTCTATTTTGAGTAATCTCACTAAGTCTTTCTTCAAAGAGGCCAATATCTGCTTCTGCTCTGCCATGTCGCTCTCGTGCTGTAGCCAAATTGGCAGCAGCTTTTGTAAATAATTCTTTAATTTTTGCTTCTTCGAATGCATGTTGAATATTTTGAGCCTCTTGTTGTACAGCACTTGCCTGCTGTTCTTGATTTTTCAAAATCTCTATAATCTCTGCTTTTCCAGTGATATTCAATTTTGGAATAACTTGTGACGGAGTGAATACTTCTTTTCCAAATGCATTGTTTATATCCATCATTTGTTGTGCTTGAAGATTTTGTTGCGTAGGTGTCAGATCTGCTTCTTCTACAATCGTTTGAAATTTAGAAAATATTTTGCTGTAAAAGAAAGGTGATGGCTCTTCGCCAATATAAAGCTCGACTTTCTCAGCATTCCAATTATTCAAAGCTATCTGTAAAAGTCTTTCGCCCAGCAATTTATCTGCAAAATCCCATTGGTCAAAATATTTTTGAAATACCATTAAGTTTGCTGCTTGCTTTAATAAAACAGTCAAGCTAGAGACTTGTTTATCTTGCTGAGCAGCCCAATTCTCTATATTGATTCCAGAAGTGCTAAAAATGAGCTCTTTCATCTGTTCAGCCAGCGCTAAATCCGATTCTGGTACAGCGCTGGGAATGATTTTTTCAACGTCTTGTAACTCATAACCTTGGTTAATAACGATATCCCAACCTTGACCCGATTTTTTCAAATTATCTTCATTTGCAACGGCTCCCACTTTTCTTTTCCAACCAGCATTAATCGTCGCTGCTGCGATATCATTATTAGTAATTATTTTATAATTATAGAGAAACTGTGGGTCTCTCATGGTACGCACTAATGACCTCACTCTAAGGTCATAATAATTTATATGGGGTTCATAGTTCCAAAAATAGGGAATAAATGGACATGTATCAAAACCAAGAGGATTGTCACCTTGATACATCAATTGATCGTTCAAAACGGTTGCAAGTTTCCACGTTGGCACTTCAACGGTCACTTCCTCAAAATCTGGAATATTATATAAAATCTTATCTATTTCAGCTGATGGGGCAATATCGAAAAACATGTTAAATTTTCGAGAATATAGTCTTTTCCTTTTCCTTTTCCATTTGTACCAAACATACGAGAGCACCATCAAATCATTACGGGCCATATTGTAGTTTTCTGGAAGAAAGTAAAAAGAACCATAACGTTGAGGCGTTCCCGACATAGGCGCTATTGCATCGATTTTTTCTGGAAAACGATCTTCAGCCTCTTTTTTGCTAATATATTCTTGGCACCATACAAATTGACAATCTGACATATCGGGGCTTCGAAAATAGGGATCTACAAGAAATGCATTGTATTCCCATATCTTTAATTTTATAGTTCCTTGGGCTGGATCATCTCCGCCGAAATCTAGATAAGGCTGCGCTAAAACCATTCCAGATACAGTTGCAAGCTCTTTTGCCTTTGATTTCTGTTCGTGGATAGCGCCTTGATTTGCTACATGCGAAATCAACTTCGAATATTGATCTGTAACGCGAGGATCAGCCCCTTCCCCTGGCACATAAGAAAACTGTTTTCTATGTTGTCTTTCATAACCTGTAATCATATTCACAGGTTGTTGGATGAGATTGAAATAATACTGCTGATATGATGTGGTGGGACTGAAATTGAAATATCTATTTACAAATGTTTGTGAGCCTGCATAAAACAATGTATCAATGTTAGATTGATTCCAACGAGATTGCTCAATAGGCTGAAATTTCGAATATAGATTATCTAGCCACTGACGAACATTGCCTTGATTGGGCTCGAGTGCATTATTCCAAGGGGGATAATAGAAAGAAATAACAGCCTCCCTGTAAATTTAGAATATTTTCATATGAAAATATGTACATATGAAAAAACACACACCAAAATGACCATTTGGGTGTTAATATGTGTATATTAACAAATGATTTATTTAAACACTAGAGGGCTTATTTTAAGATTGAGGGGGCTCGGGAAGTGGCATCCAATGGGTTATTTCTCCAACCCATCTTGAAGTTCCCCATGAAATTCCGCTATCGTATATTGCATAAAAAGTTTGTAAAACATTTTTACCATCTGTAACAATGACATCCTGTTCATCACTAGGGAGTCTATCTTTAACGCTGATCCATTCCATCGAGTTCATATACATTATTTTTCTCATCTTTCACACAGAATTTAAGTGCCAATGAAGAATATTGAGCTAATGTGCCTAAATCTTCTCGGTCTACCCATTGTTCATTAACATATTCAACCTGTTTACCAAGTTTTCTTAAATAGAATTTTTTCCATAATGTAAGATAGATTTTGGCTTCTTCTTTTTCCTCGGAGTTTTTGTAATAAGCATATTCTGCATAAAATTTTAAATTCATTTTTTTCTTTCCATATTTTCATAAACGCCTTTACTTTGAGCTTCTTTTAAAATCGCTTCGCGTAGTTCTTTCGTCGCGTGTTTAGGTGGAATATTTAGAAACCCTACAAGCTCACATTTAGTTAGAGAAGGATGCAATTCCCAAATTCTTCCTTTATATTCACAAACAATAAATCTTCCATCCTCAGAAAAACCTAATACTTTATATTCTTCCATCAAAAATATTATGTTGGATATTTTTTCTTAGCTGCTTCGCGATATCTATTAACATAATCTAGAATAGTTTCTCCTACATCACTATATAAAATTATTAAATCCTCATCATCATAATTATGTAAAATAACTGCAATTCCTTGGATATAAGCAGATAATAAAATGCTTTCTTCTTTACAATCAACTAGAATAAAATCACGCAATAAGGTCAATAAATTTATTAACTTAATTTCCTTATCAGAAGGATTAGGATTAATTTCCAATCCCTTTTTTTCTGATTTTTTTTCTTTCTTTTTTGTCATAATATTTCCTTTAATCCATTTCCTCAAGTTTATCTTCGATTGCCTTAAGCTCTTTTAATCGCAAGATTTCAACCTGATTTATGATATTTTGTTTTGTGATTTCCTCAATCTTCTTGCTTTGCACCTGAATCGTCGCCGAAGTACATTCTTTTTCTCGACGCAACACTTCAATATTTTCCTCAAGTTTGGATACCATTTCTAGAGGAAACGATCTTTTTATAATAATGTATTGATAGATGTCACATACCGTTAATATCAATCCCGTGATACCTATCACTGGTCCATAAGGAAGTGTTAAGACAAACATACTCCCAATGGAAATGCCACTCGAGGCTAATGCTCTTAACAAAGAAACATTTTGCGGTTTGAAAATTCTTCCATAACATGAGGTTTCTGTTTCTTGGGGCTGTCTCACCAATTCTAAAAGGTTTAGATTATCTCTAGTCCCTGGAGAAATTGGAATAACCGTATCTTGATTCATTATCAAAAAATTCTTTTACCTGGGTTAAATCGCGCTCTTAAATAATCCCCTGGATCGTGAACCTCTGAAGTCTGTCTATAATCAGCTATTTTATGAGTTGCCACAACATACCTTAGAGCATCCATAGCATGATCGTCTTTCTTTAAAGGCTCATCATAGCCCTTCTCAGCTGATTTTGGATCCCATACGTAGCTTTGAACTTCTCTAATCGTATTCTTACATTCCTCACATATAGTTAAAATCCCATTGTGCATTGCGCTTGTCGTCATTTGAATACCATTCTCAACGTCATTGTTAGCATGAGTGACATGAATCCCTTTTCTCTGCAATTCCAGTTGAAATGCTTGTGCTGATGGATCTATATAAACATTTTTAACAAAATAAGGTTCAAGGAAATTGTATACATCGTTCGCGTATTCAGCATTCGTCTTTTGTCTATTTGTCTTCTTAGGATCCCAAAAATACTCTTTTTCTACCCACATTTTCCTTCCTTCCTGGGTAAATCTTCCCGTATTTACACCAATAAGTAGACAACAGAAAGCATTCACAGTACCATAATCTATTCCTGCAATCCAATATTCCGCACTACATGGTGGCCGTTTAGATACATGTAAAGATTTATCAAAGAAGTCGAAAATAGCCCCTTCCGCAATACACCACATTCCTAAATAATTTCGCTTATAGAATAGGCCGGAGACGCTATCTTTAATTCTTTGTTTGTATTGGTCATCTAGGTAAGGGTTGTCATCCAATGTAAAATGCAATGAATAGTAGTTTTTATCCCCTTCCAAGCCTTTATCTATCCACTTCTTAATGATATGTTCGGGATGTGATGGATTCATAGAAGCGAACGCCATGCTATGAGGCTTTCTCAAACGTGTATCTAGCATTTGAATGAATGAATCAGGGTATAGTGTCATTTCATCGCAATAAGCTAAAGAAAGCGATCTTCCTTGAATTAAGCTAACCGCACCTTCATCCTTAGCACCATATGTAGTTATAGTTTTATCTTTAAATTTAAGTTCACGTTTACTTGGTGACCATGAACAAAACGGCCGGAAAATCTCTAACTCTTTAGATTCAAATAATAAATTGATAACGTTATTGTAAATAGTCGTAGATGTCTTCCCAATCATCGCTATTTCACTATCGATGCAATCATTGATAGCTTGCATGAAACGAAATGTTGTGCCAACAGTTTTACCGGTGCTGACGGCACCGTGGGCGATATTCCAACGTGATGTACTATTACAGATAAACTCTAATTGCTTAGGAGATAATGGAAGCATACATATTTTTTAACATATGTACATAAAAAAAGAAAAGCATAAAGATGTATATAAATGTTTTTAGAGGTGAGTATGTCTAGAAAAGAAGAACAAGAAGATTTAGAGAAAATGATATCATTTCAGATTGAAAAGCTAGAGAATCTGCCTTTTCACGCTATGGAAAAGCCTTTAACACATTATGATTTGTTGTTGCTATTGCGGCTTTTTTCCTCAGTCATTGCATTCTGGAAAGAGCGCACCTGATCCATAAGAGCGTTAAAATTATTTTTTACTTCTTCAGTCACGTTTTGATCGAAGGGCGAATCAGATTGTTTTAAGCGATTTTTACCGAGCCAAATAAGCATGCTATTATCACCTTCTAGTGCTTTGTCGAATTGTTTTTTTCTAATCAATCCAGCGCCTTTGTTTCTCTTTTCACTGCAATAATCGGTGAAAGTCATGTTATATTTTTTAACGACACGGTCATAAAAAGTGTGTGGATGCATGTCAAATTGCGCAGCAATTTCGCTTCCTAAACAACCTGCTTCAAGATAGGCGTCTACATCGTGCCAATTGATTTTTTTCTCAGGACGAGACATAAGTTTTCGTTTGCCTCCAATGTGTTATGGTGTTTATTTTTTTTATTCCATAATCCCAATGGTATCCGGTCCACCATCCATTTTGTTTTTTTCCTTGTTTATCTTTGAGTTCGACTAGATCATATTCGATTGGTTTATATTTTTCTGCATCGGCCCAACCTTCTTTATCAAAAACGGGTTTAGGTGGAAGAGAAGGTGTTTTTTTCTTTTGATAGCCCATATAACTACATAGTAAATCATTTATTTAACAAATTTTAGACTATAAGTAAATATAAACTTTTTATTTTAATATTTTATTTCTTGCAATAATTCCAGCATTACGTTATTATTGTCGCATACTCGTAAACGGGTATATAAAACGGGAGTAAAAATATGAAAATAATTACAAAAGCAATAATGAAAAAAGTACCCAAACTAATGACACAATCCGAAGGAAAAACGGAGGATTTAATGTTATATATCAAACTATTCACGCCGTGGACAAATTGGACATGGTATATAGCCGAAGCCGATTTTTCAACGGGTGAATGTTTCGGACTTGTTGAGGGGTTTGAAAAAGAATTTGGATATTTCAATCTTAATGAATTAATGGAAATTAATGGACCATTTAATCTTAAAATTGAAAGAGATATAAATTTCGAACCTAAAAAATATATGGATTTAATTAAAAGGTAAAAATATGAGTATGTACAAATGTGAGGAATGTGAATGGATATTTGATGATGATGAAAACACTTGTTGTGAGCATCCATTCATCGAGTTAGGGCTGTTATGTGAAGATTGCCACTTAAGCTTTGGATGTTTTTCCTGTGGTGAAACTAAAAAAGAAAATAAATTTTGCAAGATTACCGATCAGTGGTATTGCGATAGTTGTGTTTAAAATAATTATTTTATATGGAGAGAAAAATGAAAAAACAGGTTATTACAAAATTAACTTGTCACTTGCAATCTTTGCAAGAAGATTTAAAAAAAATGAAAATGAATGATTTCGAAGAAAAAATTATAGAGAGATATTTGGGCGCAATTGATGGGCTAAGATTCGCAATTGAGTTAATAAATAAAGAACAAGGAGAATGAATGAAAAAAAAATTTACATTTTATATCGATGAGGAGCTTATGAAAAAATTTAAGCTTAAATGCTTAGATATAGATTTAAAATATAGTTTTTCTATTGAAAAGCTGATTAAGGAGTTTTTAGAATCATGTAAAAAACGTTGATAAAAAAAGCTTTCTTGCATAAGCTTGCTTCCCCATAAGGAGGCAAGCTATG